GTCTGGTCGATCAGCGACAACGCCGGGACCACGAACAGGACACGCTTGCCCTTGCGGACTGCGCTGTCGATGATCGCCGCCCCCACCAGCGTCTTGCCTGCCCCGGTCGGGGCCTGCATCACGACGCGCTGGTGCCCTTCGCGAACCGCATCACGCAGCTCGTCGATGGCTTCGACCTGATAGTCGCGCAGTTCAGTAATCATTCGACCGGCTCAAAGTTGTCCTCGAAATACTGCTTCGCAACCAGCCACTGGTCGGCGTGGTTCGCGGGGTTCCTCGCGATCATGTCGCCCGGCCTCGGCGAACCGGCAATCTTATCCTGCTCGGAGATGCTGACGCCCTCAAGAGAGCCGGTCAGCCCCTCGCCGGGAATGTACATTCGCAGCTCGGCGATCTGCTTGCGACGGTACTGCTTAAACATCGCGTCCATGTTGTTCATCTCGGCCACCTCCATTCGATCAGCGGCACCTTCAGCCACGGCATCATGTCAGCCACCGCATCCGGCGGTATGTCCAGCGGCTCAGGCGGCACCGCCGCCTGCACCTTAGTAGGGACAAAGATGATGCCCCTGCCGCCGCGACGATTGCTCCAGCACCGCTGTCCGCGCGAACCACCGGACCAGTACAGATATGCACGGGGCCACACCTTCCTCGCCTCGTTTCGGCTCATGCACGTCGGCCCCTGCACGTCAGCTCCATCAGCCAACGTCGGAAGGATTGTGACCAACAACAGGAGGAGGGGAAGCGATCTCTTCATCGTTCACCTCTTTGATCAGCGGCTCGTTCTGGATGCGGAAGGCGCGGCCTATCGCCATCATCGACCCCAGCACAGTCTCGACCTCGGCACGTCTCGCGACAGCTTCATCTCGCGCCGCCATCATGTCGGCAGTGCGGTTTGCCATCTGGCTCATCGCCAGCTCCGCCACCTCCAGCTGCGCCTTCAGGCCAGAGATGGTGGTGTCACGCTCGGAGAGCAGCCGCCGGATGGTATCCCGGTCGTGCAGGATTTCTTGGTGAACCCGTTCGGCTTGGGCGACGAGGCTCTCACGAACCGCAGGCAGTTCGCCGTTGGTTGGCGCAGTCGTGACGTCAGAGGCCATAGTATTTCTCCACCCTGCTGTTGCTGAGACGGACGTGGTTCTTGTTGTGATGCTCAAGGCAGTACGAGCTGCCCTGCGCCTTCTGATGACCGCAGTACATGATCGGCTTGTCGCGCACGATCTCGCGGCAATGCCAACTCTCCAACTGCATGAACGTGACGGGGCCGCGCAGAACTTTCAGCTTGATCTCGTCCATCTTTTTCTCCCGCTTCACTTTGATGCCCCTTGGACTGATCTTCGGTTTCGTGGTGGTCAGTATCTTGCGTGGCCCTCGCCGCGCCGGTCGCATCCGGTGATCGGACTGCAGGCCGAGACGACGCGCCCTGCCGATCACGGCGTTGCGCGTGAACAGCCCGTCGAAATGCTTTGCGATGTCTGCTGCCAGCATCGTCCTGTAGTTGTCGCGCAGATACTGCAGCCGCTCTGGCGTCCAGTTCGGGTTGCGATTGATGTGCGGCATCAGATCATGCCCCACAGATCGTCGTCGCCGACGTAGCCCTTCTCCGCCAGCCGATCCTGTATCAGCCTGTACGTTCTGGCCGGGAGCCGGTCGTAGAGGTTCTTCCAGTTCAGCGCCGTGCGGTACGGCACCTCGGCAAGGGCTGCGACATCATGGGTGTCGCCCAGCGCAGCGAACACGGCTTCGACGCTGTCGAGCCGCTTTAGCTTCTTGTTAGGGATCATTATCGTTGTCCACATTTCCATTTGCTATGACAAGGGGTTTCATATTATATGACGGGCAGCAAGTCAATAAACGGGGGATTACCCATGTTCCACACACTTTTCGAGCTGATCTCAATCGGCACCTTCGTCGCCGCCGTGGCAGTGTTCGCCATTGTCGTGGGAGGCTGACGTGACCGCACTGAAATACGGTGAAGGCGACTACTCGTACTGGCACCGGGCGCTGCGCGGCGAGATCAACAAGCTAGAGATGAATGACGGCAACATGCATGCCGGGTTCTACCGCATGCGGCGCAAGGATGGACCCGACGATGCCGTCAGCTATTTCTGGCACGGCAGCAATCTGGTCTGCGTCGTCAACGGTGTCGCCATGAAAGGCGACGTGGTCTGGACGAGCTGCTGCGACAACGCTGTGTCGCACGAAGATTATCAATCCCGCATCATCAACGGGCGCTGGCCGAACGACCATGAGATGGTGGCGAAGAGCAACCGCGCCCCCGACGACGACAGCATGGAGGGCGTGACTGCGCGGCTGGAGGATTTGGAACGCGAGGCCAAGGCGCTGATCGACGCAGGACCGGCGGAGGATCAGAACAACGCCGACCGTGCCTCCGATCTCGCCAACATGATCGCCGAGATTGAGAAACGGGTAAACGGCATTCACAAGAAAGAGAAAGAGCCCTCTCTCGTCGCCGGTCGCATCGTGGACAGGAGATGGTTTCCGCTGCGAGATCGTGCCGCCGCTGCGAAACAGGAGATCAAGGCCAAGGTGGTGACGCCGTTCTTGGTCAAACTGCGCCGTGAGGCGGAGGCCGAAGCGGAGAAGGCGCGTGAGCTGGGCGTCGAGCAGTATCTCGACCAGCCCAAGATCGGCGCGGGCAGCATCAAGCGTACCGTCGCGCTTCGCACCAAGGTGTCTGCGAAGATTGTTGATTACGATGCTCTGATCAATTCGATCAAGAGCAGCGCAGAGGTTCGCGAGCTAGCACAGAAGCTCGCGGACGCATCGTGCAGGGCATCCGGTATTGCGTTGCCCGGCACGGTAAAGATCGAAACCGAAATCGCAACATAAGGAGAGAACAGTGCCTGATCCTGAAATCCTGCCGCAACCGGCTCCGGTGGTGCCGAAGCCGCAGCTCTACGCCAGAGGCGGCGGCGTGTTGCCGATCATCCCGACCACGTTTGAGGAGGTCTGGCGCATTGCCGGTGCCGTCACGCAATCCGGCCTCGCGCCGAAAGGTGCAGACACGCAAGAGAAGGCCAGCGTCATCATCCTGCATGGTCTGGAGGTCGGCCTCGCCCCAATGACTGCATTGCAATCAATCGCAGTGATCAACGGCAAGCCGTCGCTGTACGGCGACGGGGCGCTGGCCGTCGTTCGCGCATCAGGCCTGCTGGAGAAATTCAGCGAGCGGCTAGTCGCGGAACCTATGTCAGCAAGCTGCACCGTGAAGCGGCGCGGCGAGGCTGCGCTGACGCGGACCTTCAGCTGGGCCGACGCCGTGAAGGCTGGCCTAGCGAGCAAGCCGGGAACTTGGCAGCAGTACCCGAACCGGATGCTGCAGATGCGGGCGCGAGCCTTCGCGCTGCGGGACGCCTTCGCCGACGTAATGAAGGGGATCGGCATCCGTGAGGAGATCGAGGACATCGTCCCCGATCTCGATCTGGTGCCGCCGCCTCCGCCGCCGCCACCGGAGCTGCAGCAGACGCCGCTGGAACGCGCCATCGCCAAGGCGAAGGAAAGCAACGGTGATAAACTGGCTGACCAACAGGTCATCTGGGATGAAGAGATTGAACGGCCACGCACTGAGGCGGATCGTGTCTGATCTCAACGGCGTCGTGATGAAACGGAAGGCGGGGACATTGATCCCCGCCGATTTTAATGCCGACGACGTGATCCACAGCATACCGGAGGATGCGGAGGTCGTGGTGACCATCCGCCTCGCCCGCAACGTCAAGCATCACAGGTGGTTCTTCGCGCTGCTCCGCAAGGTGATCGACAACACCGACATGCGCTGGAAGAACGAGGAGGAGCTGCTGTTCGCCCTCAAGATGGCGACCGGCCACTGTGAGGCCTCGCCCGCCCTGACCGGCGAGGTGATCCTGTTTCCAAAAAGCATCAATTTCGCCAGCATGGGGGAGATCGCCTTTAAGTCCTTTGTCTCCAGATGCTTGGACGAAATACACCTAAACCTCGGCATCGACCCAGACCTATTGATGGACGAGGTCAACCAAGAACAAGGTGTACTATAGTACCGCTCTGAACCCTCTAACCCACAGGACGATCCAATGAAGAAGCTATTGCTGGCGACGGCGATGATGCTTGCGCTTGCCAGCAGCGCAAAGGCTGACATCCTCGGCGGCATCGACTGGAATATTCTCGGCGCTGCGCCGCTGACAGTGTCTCCAACGGCACCGGGTCAGCAAGTCACGAACCTTCCTTGCCTGATCTGTGGAGCGAACCAGCCGCAGCAGCCGACAGGCTTCGGATACAATCTGTTCGGCAACCAAGGTAACCTGACGACGCTGCCGTACTTCAGCACGTCAGTGGTGGGCGGTTCGCTTGGCCCCGATCAGTACGGCGGCCTCAACAGCGGCTACACGCTCACCGCCGGATCGGCGTTCTTGCAGGCGCTGGGCGGCGATCTGACGTTCTCGGTTGGCGTCGATAGCAACCAAGCTGGAACCTCGACACAGGTGCTGGAGAGTTTCTGGTTCCTGAACTTCACGACCCAGACGGTGCTGGCGGTGTTCTCGCCGGGGCCGGGTGGCTACAACATCGACCCGCTGAACAACGGCACCGGCTTCCCTGACTATACGATCAGCGGCTTCTCGCTGGCTGGTATCAGTTCGGGTGACCGGATCGGGTTCTTCGCAAGAATTACCAACAGCAACGATGGGCCGGATAGCTTCTTCCTGCTGCCGAATACGTTGCCGATACCGGGTCCGGTGGTCGGGGCCTTCCTCCCGACCGCATTGGCCGGTCTGGGCCTGCTTGGCTTCAGCTGGTTCAGGCGTCGTCGTCTTGCCTAAGAAACGGCGGCTTCTCACCGAAGCTGAAAAGAAGCAACGCCAGCGTCGCGCACAACGGCGCTGGCGAAAGCTTAATCCTGACTACGGCAAGCAATGGCGGAAGGCGAACCCGAAGCGGGTTCTGGCCTACAAGAAACGCTGGCGACGCAATCCGTCCAACGTCAAACGCGAAGAGAGAGCAGCTCTGGCTCGCAAGCATGCCGCGCAAAATCCCTGAGTGGATCGGAAAGACACCCGATACAAAAATACCAGATCGTGTCCGCGTCCGCGTGTTTGAATTTTACGATGGCGTCTGTCAGCTCTGCACCGCGCCGATCCTGCTGGCGAAGGATTATGTCATCGACCACCGATATCCGCTGATCTCTGGCGGCGAGAACCGCGAGACTAATCTGCAGCCGGTACATTTCTGGTGCCACAAGGCAAAGACCGCGCAGGACGTCGCCTTCAAGGCCAAGACGTACCGGGTGAAGCGCAGGAGAATAGCGGGTCCACGCCCGCGCACAATGACTAGGTGGCGTCGGTTCAACGGCGAGGTGGTGGTGAAACCCCGCGAACGCTAGCCGACCCGATCCGGCGCGGTGCGGTCGCTCAGCTCGACCTCTTCCGCCCACGGTCGCAGCAGCTCCTTCCAAGTGTACGGCCCGACGATGCCGTCATCCTTCAGTCGGTGATCACGCTGAAACTGCTGAACCGCGACCTTGGTTTCTTTACCGAACTCCCTGTCCCGCTCCCGATCCGGCAGACGCAGACAGGTTTGCATCATCTCGACATAGAACCCCTTGTCGCCCTGCCGCAGTCGCGGGAGGTCAATCGGCGAGGCCGTCATGTCGGGGACGAACGCGCCGCCCTGACCCAAGTCCCACTCCGACGCATCGTCGTACAGCGAAGCGGCGTCCATCACGCTGACGTGGCAATGCAGCGAGTGTGGATTTGAGCCGGTGTACTTGGGCCACAACCACGGCGAAGGGCCAGCGTTACCGGCGAAGATGCGGTAATTGCTGATGACGTTCTTGATGCGCGGGTCTTTCTTGGTCCGCAGCAGCTCCGCGAACTTGTAGCTGTCGGCACCGTTCGCCGGATCGTGCGTGAAATCCTGCGCCTGCACCACGCCCTTGCTGTTGGGATTGTGGTCACTCTTGCGCGAAGCATGCGCCTCGTCGCCGATCCAGCCATCGCTGGACTTGTTGCGGTCGGGAGCCAGCGCGTTGACTTGCTCCAGCAGCATGCTGGTGGCTTTGGCGCGTCGTGCGGCGGCCATTATGGTTTCACCTTAGAATTGACCGATGCCGACGTGCCAGTTCGAACCGCTCCAGAAATACGGACAGGTGTTGCCTCCTTCAGTCAGTGAGATCACAGTCCCCCAAGCCGTCGTGATGGATTGAGAAGCGTTGTTGACCCATCGCGTGGTGCCGACAGGGCACCAGTTATCGACGGTCGCGAGCTGGCTAATCAAACACGTCACAGGACCGAAGTAGTTCGTGGTTACGCCAACGCTGCGGATAGACGACACGCCGCTCATATCCTCGGCACCGGATGCGATAACGACGCCTTGTCCGTTCCGCACATCAGTAAAAGTTATGCGTTGTTCGTGTCCCGGCATGTCTCCGTCGAAATAGATGCCGCCAAAAGGCGGATCGCCGGAACCGACGATGATGTAGTTCTCGATAAACACGTTCGACGCTGATCGCAGCGACAGGGAACAATTGCCTTCGTGGATGCCTACGATGTAGTTCATCTGCGAGATGACATCACGGACCTTCAGCCCGTTCGCGTTCGTGATGCGAATATCGATGATGTTGCTCTCGAAAGAAATGTTCTCGATGACGCTGCCGTGATGCGCGAGAGGGTTCTCGAAATAACTATTAAAGACAACATAGCGCCCGGCTTTGATCGCCCAATTGTTCGTTTCAAAGCGGCAAGTATAAACACCGCATTGTGCGCCGCCCATGATGAGCGCCTGATCCCACAGCATGAACGTGCAATTCCACAGCCGACAGTTTGGGCCGATGGTGCAGCCAATGCTGTAGGTACGCCATGACGTTGATGAAGGGCTGTCGCCGTTAAAGACAACACTTTCGATGATGCTCTCGATATTGCATTCTTCGACTATCGCGCCCTGCAAGATGATCCCGTAGAAACCCTTAACCTCACAGTTCTTAATTACGGCCTGATTGCCGCGATACCAGCGAATGCAGCCGCCACCAGTGCCGTGAGCGTTGTAGAAGCAAAGACCCTCTATAAGTCCGCTGTAGAGATCGCCAATCTCTGAAGGGTAGTCGAATATGAACCCATCAAAATTACCCTTGAGAACGCTCGCTCCACGCTCGCCGTAGATGTGTCCCTGACCTTGGATGTACTGCCCGAAATAGAAATTCGTCGCAGTCCCCGCTGCTCCACAGGTGATTGCAGTGCCGCCGCCGCCGGGGGTTGTTGAAAGCCGGAAGGTGTTTGCTGTTAGCCCGTCCTCCATCACCCAATAGTGGGTTGTCCATGGCGGCCCCATTGCGCTTGGCAAAGTGCCACTCGCCGGTCCGATGGAAATAGGCGTTCCAACCGGTAAACCGTGCGCCGTCTTGGTAAATGTGATTGTACCGCCGAGCGTCCAATCAGCTATGGGTATTTCAAAGAACGTCGAACCGGAAAAGTAAATCGGACGATTGACGATATAAGTGCCCGGCGAGATATAAACGCCGCCGCGCTGGTTGGCGAAGAAATTGCCGGAACTTTCACATGCCCATTGATTGCAGGCGTGTTGAATGGCCGCCCAATCAATCTCGTCCGTCAGGTTCTCCACAAACGGATAGACAACCCTCGCCGCAGCAAGCGAACCAAATCGCGTGTTCAACGCATGCGATGCGCCGTCGCCAATCGCGCCGAAATCTCTAACGTCCCACGGTGACTTAAAACGATCCTCCAAGGAACGCGGCGTGATCGAGCCGGTCGCGACAATGTCTCCGACCTCACCGGATGCAGGCGGCTCTCCTGCGGCAAAGATGAAGCCCATGTTCCGACCCCCTTACAATCCGAATTTGTTCTTGAGGTTCAGGTCGTAGCAAGCGAGCTGATAAGCGGACGGCACCATTCCGACGACCATCGTGAACTCGCCAAGCTTGCCGTCCCAGTAGAAGAGCGCACCACCACCACTAATCCCGGCTCCGACCATCATGCGCTCAAGTCCCGTTGGCGGCCCCGGTCCTGTCAATGCCGGAACTAACGAGACTGGATACCCCGCCTGAAGAACATTGTTGATGTAGAAGTAAATTTCGGTCCCGGTCCACACCGTGCAGAAACGATAGACCGTGGCGCTTGGCGAGATGGCGATAGCCGGGCCGCCGCCGCCAGCGTCTTTAGCACCGAGAAGCTCATCGTTGGTGTTGTTTCGCTGTACGCCGAGC